AGTGCCGGTGTCTGTGCGCTTTGTTGCTGTCTGCACGCCTTGGTCCGCCATGATGGGGGAGATTGCTGCGAGACCTGCTTGAGCCGTTTTACCCAAACCGCCCATACCCTGAACAAACGCCTTCGGATCATTAAATGCGGCAGTTGCACCTTCCATCAACCTGTCACCAGCGCTTTTGGCCATAAAGTCGGTAGTAGCGTTGGCCGCAGCTTGGTTCAAAACACCTTGTTCGGTCAGACCTTTTTCAGCGATCTGCTGGGCAATCTGTTCTTGCGTAAGTCCGGACATTGCAGCGTCTTGCGCCGCACCTGCACCTGCACCTGCCACACCCCCCGCCAAACTTGCGCCGCCGTACGCACCCAAACCGGCCATGAGACCGCGAGACAAACTACCTGTAGCCAGTGAAGTGATGCCGCCAATAGCGATACCTGCGCCTGCGGCTCCGCCCAAACCAAACATACCGCCGACAGCCGTACCCACACCGGGGGCAAAGAAGTTCAACGCCGCACCCGCAATCGCAGGGAGCAACTTCTTCAAAAAGTTGGCTTCTGGCAGGCCCGTGTCAGGGTTAATAGTCAGCGATCCGCCGTTTTTAAGGGCCAGAACTTGCAGACTTTGTACTTCTTCTGGGGTCATGTGAACCAACATTGAGTCGGAACCGCGACCTTTAGCGGCCATGTGGCCCGCGAGTGCGTGAAGGCTCATATTTGCCTCTTAAAAATGGGGTTGTTGGATAATATCATGTTGATGTCTTTATGCGAAGCATTTGACTGTTGGCTTGCACGCCGTCCTGCGTGTCCCGGTAAACATCACCGAGCCTCAAATTAGGCAAGTCAGCCTCAGTCGGCAGCGTGTTCAAATTCAAATTCAACGTGGCCGCGCCCACATCCCCGGGGTTGTTGAGCTGGTTGAAGAACAAACGCAAGACGTTGTTCAGTTGGTCCTGATACCGGCGATCGTATTGGTCCGGAGCCAGCGGCAAGTTGGGTGGGGTTGCGTTTAGTTCAGCCATCAGCGTCTACCGTCAGCCCGGATGTCAATTCGCGGTGCACCGATTTGCCACGCTGTGTTGATCTGATCGGACTCAATCTTGAAGATCATCTGGCGACCGCGCATCCGGGTGTAAATCTGCCCGGTAAACTCTTCGGTGATGACGTAGGTAGCGCCTTTGGCCACCGGCGCTCCGGCCGAGCTGGTTACCCCAGAGCCTGAGTTGGACAAGCCGTACAGCGTCATTGTGACGGTAGGCACCTGCGCCGTAGGCGAATTGGTCGAGTTTTCAAAGGTCAAGTCCGGCAACACACGCCACACAAACCCGAACTGATGCCCGTCTTGAATATCAAACTCAGACGAGGCAATGTTGGCCGCAATCGCTGCGGTTGTGCCCGTCTCGTTGTCGTTGAGTCCCTGCTCGTGGTTCACCAAGTTGTAGGTGTATGTAGCTGCCAGCGGGTAGTCGCGCAAGCCGGAGTCCAGCCATGCTGTGCGGCCCAACGTGCCGTAGTACCAGATTTTTTCAAGGTAGTTGTAGATGACGTACTTGTCAACGGTGGTGCTGTTTGCAGAGCAGTAGAACCACCAGACTTCGTTGAAACCTTCGTTTGTGCCCGCAAAAACCTGCGCCGACTGGCTTTGGTTAAAGTTGTTGAACACGTAGCGACGCACATCGCAGTTGAGTGTTTGGACCCGGCCGTCGTAGGCGTAGAACTTATCTACGCCCATCCAGTAAACGACCCCGGAAGCCTGCGCTACTGCGTTGGGGCCACTGATCGAGGTGTTGTCTCCAAGCAGTTGTGTTTGCCACACCAAGGGAGGTCCGAGGTACTGCAACGAGAACACAGCCGAGTCCGTGAAGGTCACAATTTCCTGACGCGTCTGGATGGCCGTGACGATTTCAGAGCCGTGTGACAGGCGGATACTGCCCGCTTGGTTGGTTGCGTCTGGCGTCCAGTTGTAGGGGTCGTCTTGCGACGACCAGCGGATTAACATCGGGTCTTGCGTTGCACTGCCGTAGTCGTTGACACCGTACGTAATGATGAACCGCGATGTGCTCGACACGGTAAAGTAATTCTGCACCAACGGGATGTCTTGCGGTGTAATCGTCTGAACGCCCGACTGCGTGCCCGAGGTATTAACGACATTGCCTGCGGCGTCGATCAGTTGAAAGGTCAACCCGACGTTGTTGAATGCAAAGTACGTTGTGCCCGCAACGATGCCTGTTGGCAGCGCCCCGGTAGTGGAGAACGATACCGCCGCGCCTTCGTTGTACAAAATTGTGGACGTTACTACCGCCGGAGAAGCAATGGTAATAGTGGCTGTACCGCCAAGATTGCGCAGGAGTACGCCCCGAGAGTTTATGCCGTTGGTGGCGTCCCAGTAGTAGATGCCCCCACCACGAGGGCCGAAGAGTAGGTCTTCGCCGTAGTTGACTTGGTTCCACAACCGAAGATTAGTCAGGGACGTTCCGCCCGTACCCCAACGACCCGCACCCCAAACGCCAGCTCCCCAACCCGTAACAGGGATTACCGACTCTGGGCCGACATTGAGTTGGTAGGCCGCTGTTACTGAACCCCCGCCGGGAGAACTTGCGGCATCGGTAGCATTAGCATTGACGCCAACACTGATTGTGTAAGCGTCTACGTTCACCACCGTGATCTGATACTCTTGGTTGAGCACTCCGGCGGTGATGTTGCCACCTAACCCTGTTGCCCCGCTAAAAGTTACAAAGTCCCCCGTCACGCAGCCATGCGCCGTGTCAGCCACGGAAATAACAGGCGAACCGTTGACGGCCGTAAAAGGGTTTGTAAGAACTACCGTACTTCGGAGGGGGGTGATGTCGCTGTAGTTCCCACCGCGCTCGATGTAAAACTTTAAGTTTGTTCCCAAACCGGTGAGGTTAAGCCGCCCCAGCGTTACCCAGTTCCACAGCGACCGGCAAATGCCCAGAAACGTGTTGGCAGAAATGCGCTGCCAGCCGCCAATAACTTCGGGCGTGCCTTGGCGAAAACGGATTTTGTCGCCGTCATACCATCCGCCTTCGGTGGTGTAGCGGGTATTTTCCCGATTCACTCCGGGCTTGAACAGAATTTTTTGTAGTGGCATGGGCTACCTTTATTTGCTGGCAACGCCTTTAGTCTTCTCAAAAGACCTCATGCCAGCGATGCCCAAGATGCCTGATAATATCACCCATAGCTGGTCCGCGTCCAGTACAGGAGGGGGTTCCATGCCAGCAGGAATCCAGCCCATCGCTTGCAGATACTTCCACGCCCACTGAAACAGCGGGTACGCCAGAAACTGATAGCCCATAGCAAACACGCCAATCCAACCGATAGCAGGACGCCATCCAGAAACAAAGACGCTGGAGCTTGCAGCCTCAACCTTGTTAACCTCGATCTGGGCCAAGTTAGTTGCTTGGTCGATGCGTTTTTCTTCAAGGTCGAGCTTACGCTGCTCGATCTCCATCTCCATCTTTTCTTTGTCAGTGGTGATGAGATCGTCGGCAACCTTGCCAACCGCTTCGATGATTGATCCAACGCCGAGTAAGCTCATTTCAAACCTTTCAATGTGCGGTTCAGCCAGCCCTTGAGGAACTTGACCTGCACGGGGTTTTTGTTGCAAATCTCCACGTAGCGGGCTATTTTTGCCAAGGCGTACTGCTCCTTAAACCGTTGGCCGTCAGGAATTTGGTTGAGCTTCTCCACAGTCTTTGCGCCGATACCGCCGTCCGGGGTAGCACCCACAACGAGTTGCGCCAGCTTGACGGCCATGCCCATACCGGCGTTCACGCCGAAGTTAAAGATGGTGTTGGCCACATCCTGATTGCTGATCTCGTTGCCGCGCATCTTGTCCCAGAACTCGACGCGGTAGAACTCACGCACCATAGGCGTCAAGGAGCCGCCAAACTCCTTCTTGTCCACCAGCGCCCAACCGGGCCACTGAGGGTTCTTGTTGCGTGCAATCCCAGCGTAGGTCATGCCCCCAGTGTCGCCGGGAACTTCGTGGAGGACGTAGCCGCCCTCGTCTTGCATCATCAGCTCGAAAGCTGGCTCAAATTGTGCCATCAACTTCCCCTTTTGGTTAGCATGGCTGAAGCAATCTCCAGCATGAATTTGATCTGTTCAAGGTTTTCGGGCGGCTCCGCCCAGCCCACGGTAATCTGACCGACAAAGCGGTGGCTGTCTGGCGGTACGCTGACTCGGCAGGTGAACGTCACGCCCTTCTCCAGATACCAGAGGCCCACCTCTGACTGCGCGTAGCGGTACTCGGAGCACGGAATCTCATTGGTCATCAGCTTGATGACATCGGCGTTGTTGGCTGCGTTCTGACTGAACAGGCCCACGTCAATGTCCTCAATGCTCTTGTCCCGGCCTTCTTTGGTGTACGCCTTGTAAAGCACCCTGCTGCCAAACAACGGGTTGACTTTGAAGATGGCGACCACCGTAGCGTTGGTCTTTTTAAAGAGCATTGCAGAGGCTTCGTCAGCACGGCTGGTATTGATCTCAGGCAGCTTCTTGGACTCCTTGTAGGCGTCTATCATGAAGGTCTGGTTTTGCCACAAGAAGTACCCAGCAAAAGCCACCACGCCCATCACAAGGATGGCAAACAGCTTGAAGGGCGAGTCCACATACCCGAGCACCTTGTCTAGGGTGGAGTTGGCATTGAGTTTCTCTTCGCTCATTTCAACGCTTCATGTAAAGAACAAAACCGCCGACCATCAAGCAAGCCAGCACAAATACGCCTATGCCAAGGGCAATGTACTCAACCAACTTCTCCATGCGCTCTTTGCGTTCAACTGCGGCACGGACTGCGGCTTCCTTGGCTTCTCTGCGCCTACGAGCAGCTTGTGCTTGAAACTGCTGCCAGTCATTCCACATACCCGGACGGCCAGCGTAAACCATGCGCTCGCGCAACTCTTCCTCTTGCTGCTTGAGTTGCTCCAACGCCATGAATTCTTCCATGTCGCTACGGGCTTCGCCGCCACCTTTCTTAGTGGCTTTTTCCTGAAGTTTGGCTTTGTTGTCGAAGTAATCGAAGACCCGACCGCCAATGGCTGATAGCTCCTTGCCGTTGGCCAGAGCGCCTTTAATTACTGCAAAGGCCGCATTCGCAGCCGCCAATTCAGCCAGCATAGAACCACCAAAAAATGTATGTACACCAAAGCACAAGCCCGACCAGACTGGCCGCTGCGATGAATGCAACGAGCCAGTCTTTCATGATTACAAAAACTCCATCCAACCGGTCAGTATGTATTTCTCTCCGGACAAGGGCGGGTTTCCGCGATGCGCCCAAGGGTAGTTCGGTGGAAAAATTAACAGCCGCCCTTTTTTAGGGGTAATTCTTTTTGACAGGTACAAAAACTCAGTTTCCCCGCCTTCATCAACATCGTTGAGATACAGTATATACACGCCCGTACGCCCAGCAAACGCAACACTACCGTGCTCAGAGTGCCAAATATGGTATCCACCAGAAGGAGCGGTTTTTTGAAGTTTGTATGTGTAAATTGTGTGCTGAGAATACTCCGCCAAAATACTGTACTTTTCCAAATACTCTTTGTAGCAGACGTTCCAAAAAACATCGTTGAACTCACCAATAAAACCTTGAATGTTTGGATGAGAAAACGCAATTTCTTCGGGAGTAGTTGGCTGTAAACACGCCGACTGATCTTTTTTCACGGTTTCAGACTCTGAACGACCGAAAGATCGGTTGTTCTTAGCGCACCATTCGTAGTGCGCAATCAGGTTGTCGCAGAATTTGTCTGAAAAAGCGTTGTCGTAAACGCCAATAAAATTTTCGTATGTTGATTTCATTTAAATGCCGGTCCTGAAGCCCAAACAACCAAAGTTTTGCGAATGCCTGAAGTAATAGGCGTGACCCTGTGCAACACATACCCGGGAAACGCAACTACTAACCCGCGTTTTTTATCCACAGTAGATGGCTCTGAAGAAGTTTGCACTTGCAGTTCACCACCCTCATAGCCCGCCGGTTCACTTAACTGTAGAACCATAGAAAATTTTCGCGGAGGAAACCCCGTGTTCTGTGGTCCTGCGTCTGTGTGCCATGTGTAATGGCCTTCACTTTCACCATCGTAGGTGGTGAATTGCATATCTTCACAAAATCCGTGGAGATCAAATTTATAAAACTGCCCGTTTAGTTGCCGTGCAATCCACGCCATCCTGTCAAAAATCCATTCTGTCTCTGGCCCATACTGCAACCAAGCAACGGTTGAGTCGCGTACTTTCTGAATATCGGCTTCTTCGTCTGCGCCGCCAATAGTCGCTTTTTGTTGTATTTGAGCATCCCCGTACGCAACAAGGCGGTTTAGCTCTTCTTCAGAAAAAGCGTTTTCCCAAGTCACAAAGGGGTGTTCCGAAACTCCAAAAGACGGGGACGGAGCAAAAGAATAAATCATTGACGGTTCCAAGAAACGGAGACTTGCCCCGGAGTTACACCAGTTCCAACTGTAACGCTGACAATTTGGCGCTGATTAAAATTAGCGTTTGTGTTTATTGTAGGCGCAGTATTTGCCCCGGCAGAACCGGGATTACCAGAAGAACTTGGCCACGTATTTGGCGCACTACTTCCGGGGTTGCCAGCAGTAGCCCCACTTCCCGGATTTCCAGAAGCTCCGGAATTACCATTTGCGCCAGCAGTGCCGGGATTTCCCGCGCTTCCGGAGTTTCCTGCGTTTCCAGCAGAACCGCCTGTACCGCCATTACCCCCAGCCCCTATACCTGCGTTATAAATAATTGCATTGCCGGAACCGTTTGCTCTAGCACGGAGTTGCCCACTAGAGCCGCCCCTGCCCCCACCGCCGCCTGCTCCACCGGGTCCTGCATTTCCTGAATTTCCCGGATTTCCGGGAGTAATGCTTGTATCCCCTGTCGTACCATTTACAACAGGGCCATTGAAAAAAATGTTTCCGAGCGTATTTGATCCGCCGCCGCTACCTCCGGGGCCTCCGGGACCCGCCCCTCCGCCTGTGCCGCTACTGCCGGGATTACCTGCGTTGCCAGCCCCTCCGGGATTTCCGGAACTACCTGCATTTCCAGCGTTGCCTGCACTACCCCCATTACCGCCGCTACCCCCCGGTCCTCCCAAGCCAGCGTTGCCGCCTGCGCCGCCTGCAAGGGGGGATGCCGCAAAGTTAATTGCGCCAAATGCAGACGAATTACCTGCATTACCGGGACTTCCGGACGTACCTGCCGTACCCGCAGGGCCTGTTGAGCCTGTTGATCCCGGATTTCCGCTTGAACCAAACCGAGAAGGCCAGTTAGACGGCGCAGCGCCTCCAGCATTTCCGGGGCTACCCGGGTTACCTGACCCAGCACCTGAGCCTGAATTCCCCGGAAGTCCAGCACTACCTGCATTACCCGGAGAGGCCGCTCCTCCACCATTGCCAACAGGACGCCCAGCGTTTGAGGACCCGGCCGACCCACTGCTCCCACTTCCCGCAGAATTGAGCAGGTTGAAGGAAATAAGTCCTCCGGGGACTGAGTTCCAAACAACGTCGTTTCGACCATTGCCACCACCGCCACCGCCACCGCCTGCGCCAGCATTGCCGGGGTTACCGGGGTTTCCAGCAGCGCCTCCATTACCTCGCGGCCCACCAGAGCCTGCGGAGCCGCCGGGACCGGCGGCTCCGTTATTGCCGGGGTTGCCTGCGTTACCCGAAGACCCTTGGCTTCCCGGATTGCCCGGGTTACCGGGACTACCTGCGTTGCCCGCGCCCGCACGACCGACAACCGCAGCTAAACTTAACCCCAGAGGGGCTTGAAATGTGCCTGTGGAGTTGAATGTGACCGAAGCCGGTGAGAGTACCGGTCTGTGTAACGTATTGACAAAACCGACTGGCATAGTCTAGCCCTTACTTTTTCGGAGCAAACGTCAGGAACTCGCTAGATTGTGCGTCAGCTAGTGTCTTAAAGAATCGACGCGGGGACATTGACAACGGGGTGTCGTCTCGCACTTCAGTATAAATTAGGATCGGAAAATTATCAAACTTTGTGTCCGTCCACCAAGTGTTTAACGGTGCAAGGACATCCGCCTTATTTTCTGTCGGGTAATGTAACTGCGTGTAATTGACCGCGTTGTTATCCAGCCACAGCTTCATTTCGTAGCACTCTTGGTGCGTGCTATCAAGCGTTGTGTACAAGTAAACTTCTTCAATTTTTTGAATTGCCATAATTTCACCTCATCAAGAAACATTTGCCATAGCAAAAGTACCAAACCAAAAAGTACCACCATTCAGTGTAAAGAAAGTCAGAACATCAACTTGTGCTGCTCCGGTTGAAAGCACAGGCAGTATTCCATCAGAGTATCTCGCATTGGTAAATGTGGCCGTCCTGCTTCCTGTTGCATCTTGCCGCAAAACAACTGTGACGTTTCTAGATGTTCCCGCCGCTGGCGGGTTTGTAAACGTAAATGTGACGTTGTTTCCCAGCGTAATGTCAAAAATGTTTGACAGAGATAGGTCGATGTTGTACGTTGATGTAGATACGGTTCCAGCCGTTGTCAGCACTTCTGAATACGCTTGCAAGGTCTTATTGGACAAAGTTTGCGTATCCGTTGTGCCAACGACCGCTCCTGTCGGAATTGCCTTTTGCGCAGCAGCGCCATCAATATTGCCGCTTGCATTGGACAAAACAAACGAGCTTGCCGCAATTCCTGACAGCGTGTTGCTGTCGGCACTGATGGTCTTGTTTGTCAACGTCTGCACGCCGTTCAGCGTAACGTCCCCAGAAGCACCGCCCGAAGAAGCGAGCAATGTGACGGTCCCGGCGGTATTCTTAAAGTACAGCTTCTCGTCGGTCGTGTTAATGGCAAGTTCACCATCAGCAAGGTTGGTGTTGACGGGAACAGCCGCCGCAGTTGTCGTGCGGTAGAGTTGGATTGGGGTAAAGCCTGTTGCAGCCATCAGAAGGTTCCTCCAGAGGAGATGTTGTTTGCGATTGTAGCGAAATCCGATCCATCCCACGCAACTATTGCGTTAAAGCCTGAAGGAATCAGCACTCCAGTTGTCGGCCCTGCGCCACGAACCACAATGCTTCCAGTCCCGTCGTTGATAACAATGTAAGGCTTGCTCTGTGCTGGAGCTGTAATGTTGCGCGTTGTCGCCCCGTTGGTTGCCGTCCATCGCAAAACAGCCTGGCGAGCTTGGTTTGCCGCAAGCACTGTGGTGGTCAGCGTAACGTCTGCGTTAGTGCTGAGCGTTGTAGTTCCTGCAACGGCCGAGTCAACCAGCGAAGTAATAGAGTCGTTGACAACATCGCCCCATGTGCCGTCGAGTTCGCCTTCAACCGGCAGGGCCAGCCCAAGGAGTGTGGTGTTTCCTGTTGTCATGTGTTTTCCTTAGAAAGTGCCACCGTTAATTCCAGTATATGCGGTTGCTGTGATTGTTCCGTTAACGTCTAGCTTGCTTGCAGGTGAAGTCCTTCCAATACCTACGTTACCTGCGCTGTCAATACGCATACGCTCGGTAGGACTTGCCGCACCATCAGCAGTTGTGGAGAACACCAGACGACCCGGCATATCACTTGTGCCGGGAGTTCCATCTACTAGGGCTGTAATGCTGGCAGCCTGTATTGGGGCGGTTCCATCGTCAGCAGTCCACAACAAAGTACCGATAGCATCGCCGCTAGAAACAGAACTTCCAAAAACTCCAAGTGTTGTGTTTCTTGATTTTGTAAATATGTAATACCCTTGCGCTACATCAGCACTAAATCGACCAATACCCATTGATGCTGTGCCATTAGTATTACCGACAGAAGCAATTTGAGGAATTATTCCAGAAGTGGCGGAATAGGCCGTAGTGTTCCCCGAAACTACTTTACCATTAGCATCAATAACAAACGGACTTGAGTCAGGATTAGTCGAATCTTCAACCAGCAGTGCGTTACCCGTGCCAAGTTGAGTGATACGCAGAGCAGCGTTGGTGTTGTCTGTGGTGGAAACAACCACATTACCGCTAAATGTGCCTGTCGTTGCGCTAACTGTGCCGCCCGATTGGTTGGTTGCCGTGGTGGCTGTTGTTGCTGTATCAACCGTAGTAGTCCATGCAAAAGCAGAACCGTTCCAGCCCAGAACCTGCCCGGATGCGCTTGGAGCCGCAGCAAACGAAGTGGTTCCTGCGGATGTGTTGTAAACAATCTGGTTTGCCGTGCCGCCCGCTACGTTGGTAGCGGTAGTCGCCGTTGTTGCGTTACCCGACAAGGCCGCTGTGATTGTGCCAGCGGCAAAGTCACCAGAGCCGTCTCGCGCCACTACCTTGGAGGCAGTGTTTGCAGATGTTGCATCAACCGTAGCCGTGACCGCTGTGCCGCCGTTGTATGTGCCGCCAGTCAGGTATGTGCCCAGCGTCAGAGCGTTAGCCACCGAGCCAGCTTGTCCTGTGATGTTGCCGTTGACATCAGCGCCGTTTACGACATCCCACACAGGAGCGGCAGATGCTGCACCCGTGCCAGTCTGCACCAAGAACTTCTTGGTCGTGGTGGTATTACCCGCCAGCTTGGCCAGTGTGTTGGCTG